TCTGCCAAGCGCAGTATCAGTAAGACCTCTAGCTGTAGCGCCTAATCCCGCCAATTCACCTCTAGACCTGATACCTAAATCAACCACATCTCTACCTAATCCGCCTATTCCAGCTCCGTAACCAGCAACATCCGATCCTATAGTTCTTGCTAGTCCAGCACGTCTGCCCCCTATTCCACCTAATTGTGTTCCAAATCCAGCTAAAGTACCAGCCAATCGTTCTCTAGCTCCAGCTTGTCTACCAAACTCCCCCAAAGCTGCTTGTTGAGCCTGTCCGAAACCTCTGCTTCTGATACCAGCTAGAGCTTCTCCTAATCCTCTACCTAACGCTGCTCGTCTCTCGTCAGCTGTAAGTCTTGCTCTTGAACCGAAAGCACTTTCTCCACCTTGCAATATATCTCTTGCCCTTGCATCTATATCTTGTAGCTCTCCACGTTTAAATACGTCATCTATAGTTTGTTGTACGACTCGGTCTTCAAACGGATCAAAAAACTGTCTAGTTAAATTAGGATCAAACTGCATACCAGCAGCACGTCTAGCCGTATCGGTTGCTGCTCCTAAATAAGCTTGTTCGCCAGCAAAGTAAGGTTGCGCCAACTCTCCAGCTCTACGAGACATTCCTATGCCTTCTTGATAAGCTCTAGTGCTGGCATCTAAATACGGTTGATATGAACCTAAACCACCATAGGCTCCTTGCATGGCAGCAAGTTCTAATGGAGACAGTCCAGCAGTCTGTCTCAATATCGCTGGTTGGCCAAAAGCCCTGTTAGCAGCGGTAATAGCCTGAGAGATTATGCCTGGTGTATCAGGAGAACCAAAATAAGCCTCTCTAACAAAAGGATCAGATATTACCTCATCTCTTGCAATGTTGGTTAGGATTGGATTGATAGCTTCTGCCATTAGACTGCCTCAAATATATTCATCAACTCGCGCATGTTTTCAACGCCTTTTTCTCTAGAGGAACTTCCGCCAGAAATTAACTCTATACCTGACTTACCTTTTTTAAGATCAAATGCTCCAGCGCCTCTTGTTGCTTTAGCTGTCATTACAAACTCGCCATCGCTTAACATCGCTGGTATATCATCCGAAGTGCCTGTCCCTGGCCCGATTGATTCGCCGCCTTCACGTAAATCTAATTCAGCAATGCCACCCTCTGCGAAAGCTTGTCTACCCATACCTGCTACATCTAAAACAGCTGGTTTAGGTGCCAATCCAAACTCCCCTCTAGTTCCGCCAGTCCCTAATTCTTTTGATAATTGGTATCTACCAAGTTGATCCATCATCACTTGAGGAGTTTGCGCTAAACCACCAGCTCTACTTTTTGTATCGTCGTATACGGCTTTAGCAAGCAAACCTGTTAAACCAAGACCTAATCCACCACCAGGGAACCCCCCAGCCATACTGCCTATTCCCCCTAAAAGACCTTTTTCTCCTGTAAGCCCTAAATTTGCAAAAAGACCTTTGTTGTCCTCCCCTGGTAAAATAAATTCACTTATACGACCTAGACCTGATGTGTTAGAAACCATACGATTATATTGATCTACAGATATGACCTTGCCATCTGGCCCCATATAACCTGTAATTGGGCCGCCCATCGTATCTGACATCGGTGTGTAATTAGCAACAGGATTGATACCTGGTGTTCCAAAAAATCCTCCGAGCGGTCCACCTTGAGTTAATCCACCTATGCCACCAGATAACGCAGTTCTAAGTGAATCACGTAAGGCACCACCACCTAATCCTGTTCCCTCTGCAAATTGTGAAAAGTTTTGAAATCCTTCACCTAAACCACCAGGTAGCATTTTACCTAAACTTCCTATACCACCAGATATAAATTTTCCTGCGCCACTCAAGGCTCCAGATAAAGCGCCGCCCACCCCTGGTATGCTGCCTACTAAGCTTGTTATGCCTGTGCCCAATCCACCAGCTAAAGCTCCCAATGCGGACCCTACGCCTGGTATGAACATCGCAACTGGTGCTACTTTTTTAGCTACCTTCTTAATTGATTTGAAAGCTTTCTTAAAAAACCCAAACTCAGGTAGTCCTGTTATTGGGTTGATGGACATACCAGATCCAACAGCGTATTCATTTGGATCAAGGCCAGCTGCCCTCATCTCTTGATTTATACGTGCTTGCGTTGCAGCTGATATAACAGGTGGTACGACACGTTCGCCCAAAGCAACGTGCGCTAAAAACTGATCTTCGTCTCTACCTAAACTTGCTATTCCTGTCCCAGATCTATTAATTCTATCCATTTGCTTTCAATTCTACTGTTTTTAGTCGTTTTGTTAAATAAAATTCATTTCTAAATAAGTTTTTTTATCTTCCCAACAAGGACGAGATAACAACCAAAAGACCAATAAATAACGATCTCCTGATTGTACAGGCAGTCCTCGGTGCATGTGAGTAAAGCTTGGAAACATCAAAGCGCTACCTGTAGGAAGCGGTTCAACGATGCCTCTGCCTTGAAATTCTGTACCACCACCCTCGTATTCACCTGTATTTAAAGGTACAACCACGCTTATATCTGCGCTGGCGTCGTGATGCCACGCGCCTTGTTTTTTGTCTTTTATATTGTAATTCGCTATTTGCACGCCACCATCTGTAACAACCCTACCCCAAAGACCCATAAATATTGGGTTAAGTATATTGCTGACGACATTCATCAAAGACAAATACAGGTCAGGTATGTGGTCTTGTAAAACTATCTCGGGTATTTGTCTAAGCTTATCTTCGTCTGTATTAGGTTCAAAGTTAAAATGTTTTTTGATATTATCTAGTTCGTCTTTAAATATATCGCAAAATGTTTCTGAGAATATAGGTGCTGTATAAACATCTTTGATTGGTTCGTTTATAACGGAATGTAAGGGTAAATTGTCTAGGTTTTCTTGACCTTTTGATTTTAAAAAACGGACAATATCTAATTGAGATTCTTTGACGGCTTGAAAAGTTTTGTCTTCTATAAACCAATCAGACGGTTGAGTTAGAAGTAAATTTTTTACTTCATACGAGGTATTTGTAGTATCTACAGCCTGCATATCAAATCTCTATACTTGTCGCTCCGTTGTTTCTGACAGTTACAGAACCTAGTTCTGATTGCAGTTCAAAGCCTCTTGGATTCTTAGGCGTATGAAGCTGTATCCATTTGTTTCCTGTATATACTTGCAAGACCCCAATAGATGTATTCCATACTACATCACCTTGGTTGAATTTTAAAGAACCAAGTTCTGTATCGTTGAATTGTGGCGTAGAATCAGGGTCAAATGTTCCTAAGTTTAGTTCTAAGATTCTTGTAAGTCTGTTAAAGGTTTCTTTACTTACAGAAGGTTGTAACTCCGTAGGCAGTCTTGTTTCTAATAATTTGCTCATCTTCTACCATCGGTTTTAACATCCATTCTTGTATCACCCAAACGCCACCCAATTGAAAGATTACCATTATTAGAAGCATCATCATTTGATTCAAACCGTACAACAGCTTGTCTACCCCTAGCTCTAAGATTAATTTTTTGCGTAGATGATGATATTTCAGAGGTAGAATCAGTTGTTAAAGAGTCACCTGGAAAGTTTCGTACCTTTGTAACCACGTTTAAGGAGCCAGCGTTAGCATCTTCAATAAATTTAATATCAGGTATAAGTGCAGAGATTTGGGTAAAACGATCCCCGTCTCCTATATCAAAATCGCTAGACTCTACAAAAACATTTGTCATTGCACTACCGTCGTTGTCAAAACCGATTTCGTGTTGATACAGAACACCTCCGTCAGTGGCCTGTGGATAAGGCTCAACACCAGCGTCTAACCATACAGTCCTTACAAGTTGTCCATAGTACCAAACCTGTTGTTGTGTATTGTAAATGACGTATCTATCTATTTCTGAACTAGAAGAAGATGGGTAAAACCAACCTACTTCATTGTGTTCGCTATTTGTAAAAGCTTGTATCTTGTAGGCTTGATCTTGATTTATATCACCAAAAACATAGTTATGTACGCTACAAGGTAATTCTTGCACCGTTCCGTTGTAGAGATAAAAATTGTTATAGCTCATAAAATATACACCAGTGGAGGCAGTTATAGCTGCGTTTGGTGCAATCAAACCTGAAGCTTCGTTTATTAAGTTTAAAGCAAAAGTTAAAGGCGCACCTACGAACTGCATGGAGTAAACAGAAGTATCTGTAAATATAACTATTTCTTGTCTTGCCTTAACTGCTCCCACGATAAGTGAACCTGATGATAATCTTAAAGATCCAGCGGTATTAGTTATTAGTGGTTCAAAATCCAACTCATTTTCTTGATCTGAAAATGCTATAAGCATGGGATCTATTGATCCGCTCCTACTGCTACCTGATATTGGGTCAGCTCCTAAAACTATAAGATGTCTATCAACTTCAGATGTCAAAACTTGTAAACCAACAGTAGGGACTAAATTTGCACCTGACACACTTGATAACTGAACTGCTCTTGTACTTGTACCATCGTTCTCAACCCAACGATAAATACCGCCTCCTCTTGTATTCATAATAAGATTTTCACCAAAATTATCATGTGTCCATAGTCGCAATTGATTATTACCACCCAGAGCAGTCGCACTACCCCAACCACTAGCTCCCCAAGTACCTACACCCCAACCTGTAGATTTCACATATACATCTAAGCCTGTATTAATTTGGTAAACAGCATCGGTTGAGGAACCACCGTTACCAGTATCACTAGAGTTGGCAGTAACCGTTGTCCCTGAGGTGTCTTTTGCTGTGATTGTATAAGTGTTGTCGCCAGTCACTAAATCAATTTGGTATTCTTGATTTAAAACAGACGCAATAACATTTCCCCCTAGAGAAACTGCGCTAGAAAAAGTAACAAAGTCGCCGTTAACGGCACCGTGACTATTATCAGTTACAGTGATAGTAGAAGAACCATCAGTAGCAGCAAATGTGGCCGAATTCGTAGTTGTTTTACGTATTGGTGTTACATCCGAATAAGATGTACCATCTTTTATATAGTATTTAAGATGTGTCCCAACACCCAAAAATTTATTACCCTCTAATGAAATCCAATTATGTAAAGCACGTGCTGTGCCTTGATATGTACTGTCGGTTAACTTTTGCCAACCGCCAAATTTTTCAACCCTACCCTCTCTGAACCTTATTAGATTGCAATCAAACCATCCCCCCTCGTTGCTATACGCTGTACCTTCTCTGTATATACCTGGTCTGAATTGTACTTTAGAATATGGCATCTATACTTTCTCCCATTTTTTTCCTTCAAACATATCAGCTTCAGCCTGTCTTCGCTTTACTAAACCTTGTAAAACTTGTCCTCCAGCTTTATTCCATCTGACTATTTGTTCTGGAACTTCGTCATATCTGCTTTCATTTAAAACCTTTAATAATGTAGAAGATTTTAAATTGTTTGGTCCAAGATTAAACACCCAAGAACAAAGCGCATCAAATTGGTTTTGTTCTAAAGGGACTTTAACCATCTCGTTTATGTACCCTTCATATTCAGGCATTTCTTCTTGTAATAAATGCTCTGCTTCGTCTTGGGTTATTTGGTCGCCCTCCTTTACACCTTTAATTGTACCGTATCCAATTGTCCAAATGCCTACCGAGTCTTGGTATGCCTCTAAACCACATCCTTCAAAGTGTTTAATTAAAGATATTCCTTTTTCAGATATTTGCATTTTATTCTCCCCAACTACCGTCTTTTTTAACATGTCCTGTCTTTGTTCCACCCCAATATTCAACCGCGTGTCCTTCCTTGATAAGCTTTTGACAAACATCTTCACCATCTGCCGTATAAGGTACGCCCAAAATTCTGCCATATTTACCTTTACCTAAAGATTTAATCCTAAATGTGCCTTTGCATAATTCTTTCAATCTCTCTTTAGCCTTTAAACCCAAGGCTTTTTCTTCTAAATTTCTTGTTCTAGATTCTGGAGTGTCAATTCCAGCAAGCCTCACTCTTTGTTTATGTAGTTTTACATTAAAACCAAGGTCTAAGATGCAATCAAATGTGTCACCATCTACTATACGATCAAGTGTAGCTCTATAAACAAATTCATCTGGGGTCTTACTCATTTTCAGTTTCCTGTGGTTTATCTAACTCTCTATAATATTTAATGATAGCCAGTATATCTTTTGTGTACCTAGTTATTTCTGCCATGTCCATTGATAGATTTTCATACTCCCTAGCCGATAAGGAGTAGAAAGCTCTTGGTGGTGCGTTCCCTGCTGACAAACTATCTAAATACTCTTGCATAGTAGTAGGCGTTAAAACCTCCCAATCTACATTTGTAAGACTCATCGGATAAGGCAAAGGCGGATGATATATAGGTGATCTTTCGGCTATAGTTTTGACTTGAACAGGTTTGA